TGGAGAGCGTGATGTAATCTCCAACCACTGCACCATTGGCTGTGTCTGTGATCACAATGGTGGGCTGGCCGCTCGTGGTCGCAATAGAAGATGCGCCAAGCGGGTTCTGCGTGCGGAAAGCCGTAGTCAGGATGGTCGAGATAAGCGGGGCCGTCATGGTGGCGTAGTTGATGACGGGCGACGTGAGCGTCTTGTTTGTCAGCGTCTGGCTTGACGCCACGTCAGCAATGGTAGCGCCGCCAATGGTGGTGCCGGATACCATGTCGCTGAACTGCTGAAACACGCCAACAGTGGTGTCGGTGTACACCAAAGCCTTTGTGCCATTGGCAACAGTGACTGTGGAGCCAGAGCCCGTTGTAATGGCAATCGACTGGCCACCGGTTGTCGCGTTGGCAATGATGTATGTCTTGTTTGCCGAGGGAACCTGCAAGTTCCGTGTCGCCGTCAACGTCGTGCTGGACGTGACATAAAGGTACAAGTTACGCGCATCTGTATTCGTGGTGGTCGGGCTGTTTGCAATCGTGATGGTGAGATCAGCATCGGTTGCGTAGATGATGGAGCCCTTGCCAACAATCGCCTGCTCAAGCGCGGTGCCAAGGTTGTTGTTGGTGGTCAAGCCCCATGTACCAGACTGGTCGCCAGTGCCAATCAGTTCTAGGTGAAGGTTCGTCGAGTACGTGCTCGCCATGTTAGGGCTCCAGTCTGGCTCACGCCGGATTGTTTATATCTACTTGTGTCCACGATGGGGACGGGGTTGTTACGGGCGTCCATGACCCGGAAGCTGCTGGCACATCTGACCAGCTACTTGATACTTGAGACACCTGCGTCCAGTTGGCATCTGGTATGCCAGATATCTGCTGGAAATTTCCGCTTGGTCCATCAGGATCCACCACCCACGTTATGTGGATAGCAACGCTTCCTATGAATGCGGTGGCAACAATACCATCAGGGTAGACGTTCCCACTGATGACAAAAGACACGTCGCCAATCGACGTGTCTGCTTGAAGCCCGCTAACATCTACGGAGGCATCTTGTACGACAATGACACTGCCCACGTCAGATGTTGCTGACACGCCAGTGACGTTGACATTCGCATCTCCGCTAACGCTTACGGAGCCAACATCAGATGCCCCGGAAACTCCATCCACTGATACGTTAGCATCGCCAGTGACGGAGACGGAGCCAACGCTGCCTGTTGCAGATATGCCAGTAAGGTTGACAAATGTGTCAAACGAAACAGTGACTGAGCCTGCACTAGCGGTTCCAGATACCCCGGTAACAGATATGTTGGCATCTGCTGTTGTTGTGACGGAACCAACTGAAGCCGTGGCCGGGTCTTCAGTGACGCTGACATTTGCATCACCAGTGGCCGTGACGGAGCCAACAGAGGCAGTCGCAGAGTTCCCAGTGACGCTGACATTGGCATCGGCTGTTGTGGTTGCCGTGCCAACGTCGGCTGTTCCGGCAACGCCAGTGACGGAAACATTTGCGTCAGCATTAACCGTAACTGACCCAATATCAGCAGCGCCAGATACTCCGGTCACGGAGACATCTGCGTTGGCCGTAACTGTGACGCTTCCTATGCTGCTTGTGCCGGAAACCCCAGTTAAACTCACATTTGCGTCTGCGGTTACTGAAACAGACCCAACGTCCGCAGTTCCCGCAACGCCAGTGACAGAGACATTTGCATCCGCAGTTGTTGTGACTGACCCTACAGATGCTGTAGCTGGGTCCTCAACAACACTGACGTTGGCGTCTGCTGTGACGGTGACAGATCCTACGCTGGCGGTGCCAGAAGAACCCGAGACGGAGACGTTTTGTTCTAGAAGAACAGTGACAGAGCCTGCGTCAGCAGTTCCAGACACTCCAGTAACGGAGACGTTTTGTTCCAAAAGGACCGTGACGGACCCTACGCTGCTAGTCGCTGCGTCTTCAACAACGCTGACGTTTGCGTCAGCAGTGACAGTTACTGAACCTACGCTGCCAGTTCCTGCGCTACCCGTGACGTTGACGTTTGTTGCTGGGGTGTAAGTGATAACGATGAGGCCCTGCTGGCCTGCGCCACCAGTGTTAGAGATGCCTCTTGAACCGCCACCAGCAGCACCATACAGACCGCCAGCAAGTCCGTTACCGCCGCCGCCAGCAACATAGCCACCACCACCGCCACCGGAGCCATAGCCAGAACCATACTCAGTTCCTGCACTGCCAGCCGAACCGCCAGCACCACCAGCGCCACCCGAACCCGCATCACCGCTGCCGCCAGAATTACTGCTTCCGTTGTTACCGGCACCAGACCTACCAGCCGCGCCACCACCACCACCGCCGCCGCCAGAAGTTCCGTTTGCGCCAGAACCACCATCATACTTGGTTGTGCCAATAGAGGACGCTGCCGTGCCGCCAGCAGCGCCAGTGCCGTTGCCGCCATTGTTGATGGGAGATGAGCCAGAACCGCCCTTGGCCCCAACACTTGATGCCGCCAGAGACGCGCCATTGAAATATGTATCGCCGCCACTAGTACCGGCATTGTTGTTTATGCCGCCAGCGCCACCGGCACCGATTGCGATGGTGATAGAAGCACCGGGAGTGAGGGAGAGGTTGCTTACCTTTGCGTAAGCACCAGCACCGGCACCACCTGCCCTGCCACCGGTACCGCCACCGGAACCACCAGCGCCAGCGCCACCGCCAATGACTTCAATGTCGTTGGTGGCACTGAAGTCGCTTGGTACGGTCCAAGTGGTGCCAGTGGTTAAGTATACAACGGCCATCAGATCACCTTACCCAGACCCAATGGCCAGACATTTAGGCGATGCGGATGATGGCGTTGGTGGCGTCTGCTGTCGGGAACACGATGGTGAAGCTGCCCGCTGTTGCGGTCTTGTCTGCACCAAACGCAAGAACGGCTACGGCCTTATTGGTGGCCGAAGAGTTGTAGATCAGCGCGCCGTTGGCAGTCACTGTGACGTTCGAGAACGTCAGATCGTTGAAGTCCGTGTAGGCCGTAGTGCCAGACGAGGTCGGGGTGATGTTGACCAGCGTGCCGCCACCAGCGGTGTAGTTGGTGCCAGTCACCTCGTTGGTCGTGGAGTAGACCGTCGTTGTAGCACCAAGTGTGGCAGTGCTGGTGTAGAGGGCCAGCTTGAATGTATTGCCGGTCGATGCGGTGAAGTTGTGGGTACCCGTCAGCAGTTCAGTCTTGAAGCTGGTGCAGAGGGCCTGCGTAATAGCCATGGTTGTTACTCCGGTAAAAGGTGCAACTCACACCTTAAGAGACAGGATGATCTCAGAGACATGCTGCGCTTCAGGGCGCAGCATTTCCGCTAGCGTTAGGCGATCCGACCGCACAGCCTCTACCATGTAATGGTGGATCACCTTGCGAAGGATGTCCTGAAACTCCATAGCCTGCGCACGAATTGCAGGAGGAGCCGTCTCAGAAACACTGATGATGCGGCGCAGCAGGAGATCGGTGATCTCCTCGACAGAATGACCACGATTGTTTGTGGTCATCACCGACACGTCGCCAAGAACCGGGATTGCGTGATCGTTCATCATGACTGGATATGTATCCTCTTAGCTCCAGAACGGTAGCTGTCGCGCTCATCAAGACCCTCACCAAGAAGCTGGAGGGTGCTAAGCGCTTCCTTGTACCGGTTATCATATAGCTGGAGAAGATCCGCGTCACCCTTCAGGAAGATGTACGCTTCAAGCAAGCACGCAGAAAGCAGGATGCTTTCAAAGTTCAAGCTGATCCACGTCGTGGTATTGGCATCACCTGAGGTGATGCTAGCTGGCTTGGCGTGGTAGTTCAGTTCAACCTGATACCCAGTGTCTGGCGTGGGGCCAACAATGAATGTTGTCTGGTTGAAGAAACCGTAGCAGTTGGGCGTTCCTGTCGTTCCCGGAAAAGGGAAAGCTTCCCGGATAAACGAAGGCTGCCTAGACAACATATATGTGTACTGGTTGGTAGTGGGGTTAATCACGGCAAAGCTAGCGACAGAAAGCATGTCTGCTGGTGCCGCAAGATACTGATTGTTCGAGGTCAGGTAGCCAGTCG